GACTTCCAGTTACATATTTACGCTCAACTTGAGAGTTGTTGGAGTAGACGCGGTTGCTGGCGTCGATATTTTGACGGTCGGTCGTATACAGTATGCAAAGTTCTTTCGTATACTCATCAACTCTGTCAACCGAACTCCAAACGCGTTTTCCAACAAGTTCATTTGCAGTAGCTCTACACACAGCACACTGCTTGCGTATATCTGTGCTTTTCAGAACTGTGTAGCAGCTTGTGCACTTAGTAACTGTAGCCATTTTTGAATCTCCTGTTTGTGAGCAACATCAGCGCCGCTCTTCATACTTATGTTATCCCATTTTTACAGACTGCTGTCAATATTTATTTTTTTATGTGTGAGACTGAAATAAAAAAAGGCCCGAAGGCCTTGGTAGAGAAGCGTTAGGTGATGAATTCTTGGACTTCTAAATATGCGTTTTGTAAGTGAATCGGCGCTAGCAGGAGTTCAATTTCGTGTGACTCGAGATCAACGCCCATGCGACTCAGGCGTTTGCTTGCAGGTTTGTAATCACGCGACCACACAATACCTTGTAACTCTCCGAAATGCTTGTATATTTTGAAAGAAGATGCTGTGAAGTCAAGGTTTAGCAAGTTTTGCACTCGGCTGGCACAGGAGTTGCATATAGTGTCAATTGAATCGAATGAGTCAGTTACTTTAATACAGTTATTACAAGCAGTTAGGTCAGTCATATTGGGATCCTTAAGCTATAAATTCGTTTACTTCTAAGTAGCTCTGAACCTGTTCGGGTGTTGCCATCAGCCGAACTACTTGTAGTGGAGAAAGCTCGTAAGGTATTGTGCTCGTAGGATAAGTTTTGTCAGCTCTGCGATAAAGCCCTTTAATCGAGCGAATTTCGCTGAATGGCTTGAGCGACATGTCGAACAGCGTAATTTGCGAAGGGCGATCGGCAAGACTAAGCAAAGTTTGATACTTACGCGTGCAGGGTTCGCAGAGTAGTGTAGAGCGCTGTTGAGTGTGGTAGATATACTCATCGATGGTTTCTTTGCAGTCATCACAAGCAGTTAAGTCGGTCATTTGAGGATCCTTAAGAAATGAATTCGTTGATTTCAATTACAGTTTTTTGAATATACGGTGGCGCGAGCAGGAGTTCAATGTGGTGGGGATCGAGAAATCTCGTAAATCGGTAGTCGCCAAACGTTACTATACTGCCGAAGCCTTTGTGCTGTAAGTGCTTCGGCAACTGCGCGCTGAACATTTTGGCTGGGCCGAAGTTGATGGTTTTTGGCGTGGAGTCCAGCTGCAACAGGGTTTTGATGTAGTTGGCATGATTGCTACATAAGGCTGTATAAGCACCGACATCGAAACTTAGGTCGGTTGTGCAAGCAGGACAAGCGTTTAGGTCGCAAATAATCATTTGAGGATCCTTTGTTTGAGGTTCGTAGTTATTTTACGCTGGTTTAGAAAGAAAAGGAAAAGACGGCCCATAATGAGCCGCCTGTGGTGGGGGGGGTTAGAATGGGAACGTCGGCCAAACACTCAGGTCTTCTTCTTTCTCTCTGAGTTCAAAGAACATCTTTGACTCTGTTTTATAAAGATCTATTAGTTCGACTTGAGAGCGGTGCCAGTGGTAAATCGCAGCATTACCAAACATTGCGGGCATATACATCTCGATGATCTCAGCTTCCACTAGCTTTTTCAGTAATTTGTATGAATAGCCTAGTGACGATCCGGTGGCTTTGGCCAACTGACTACCCGCGATTCCGCAGCCCTTGTTTGATGCCAATCTATATCCCCAGCGATCTAAATACTCTAAGCATAGTTTTGTTTTAGGGCCACTCTTGATTTTTGAATCGAACAGTTCTGTGAGCACGTCGAGGGCTTTATTGTTATTCATGTCAGTATCCCACTTTCTTTTCTTTAAGTCCGCGATATATCACGCAGTTTGAAGTATCTTTATCTTTCTTTGACAATGGAGCGCAAGCATCGATTGCGGCGGTGACTTTGCGACTCCAATCTCTTGAAATTCCGTCCGACTTTAAAAGCTCTTGAATCCGACCACCCGCTACATACTCATCTTGACCGCAAAAATCGAAGTGTTTGTTCAAGAAGTATAGGAAATCGTCATAATAATCGCTAGCGCCCGCTTTGAGATCACGAGATGCATCGGAAATCTCGACAATACCACGCTCACGATACATGTCGATGCACTCAGCAATGAATGAATCAATTTCCTCGTTCACATTAGCTTCCCAGTTGCTATCATTTCCAACATTCTGGTTTTTTGAAACCTTGACAATCATCAAGCGACGTTGAGAGTGATTCTCATTTGAGAGAGAAGGCATTTTGTTAGAAATGATGACAATTTTTGAATCCATCACAAAACTGAATGACTTCTCATGTTTAGAGTTGACTACGATTGCGTCGCCACCGGTAATGTTCTTGAACATCTTGTTGTCAGTAATAGTCGTTTTTGAAGTGTCGTTCACCTGAAGTAGTCGTTTATTCCAAACATTCTCATAAGCAAAAGCCGAATCTTCTAAATCAGTTGCACTATAAGATTTAATTTTCTTCGCAATAGCATGCATAATCACGGACTTACCATCACCACCTGCACCAGCTAGCCATAACGCCCGAGCATCTCTCTTACCAGCAACGAAAATCGATCCAACCCAGCTCATAAACGCTTTCTTATCACTCAGCCGGTCAAGAAACTGGTTAATCGCTTTAAGCGGTTTGCGATCTTCTGGATTTGACTTAATATTAAAGTAATTGAGCGTATACTCCGCCGGGTTGTTCGAGAAGAAAGTTGGATTCACAACTCTGCAAAAACTGTTTTGAGTGAGGTTGTAAACCACCTCTTTGAGCTTTCCGATAGTAAGTGGCGGTCCATTTAAAGCTTTAGCTGCGTCATAAATAATTTCATTAATTGAATCTCCAACTGGACGTATTTCTTTGCATACATCTGGTTTAGTATAAATGCAAAGAACATATTTACCAGTTGCTGATTCATCGCACATTCGAACAAACTTGTCCGCGATTAATGGTATCAATTTTCCCGTTAAAAGGCTCATATCCCACTTCTCTATGAAGTTTTCATTCGAACTAATAGGTCTGACATTGTCTTTTACTGCTCTCTTAGCCATGGCGGTTTTCCTTCTTCTCAAAGAGATTTACTGATGATTGATGCAACTACTGCCGATAGAGTCATACCTGTTCTAGACACAATTTCTTCAAGCTTGTCTAGCAATGGTTGGTCTATTCGGACGCTGATTCTTGGTCTTGCTTGCCCACTACGCTCGCGATAGCCCGATTCTCTTATCTCTTGATTCATCTGCCGATTCCTTAACAATTGTTGACGATTTGACAAAGAATAAAGATGGATTAAACCGCCAAGTCAAACATCCATCTTCTTTAATATTGTATCTTCTTCTGCAGATTGTCAAGGAAAAAGATTGAAAAAAGATTATTTATTTTGTAAGTGCATGATTTTGTTTAAGATTTTTAAAGAAGATTATTATTTAGATAATCAAAGAAGATAGATAAGAATAATTCAACTTCCGGATGATGGAGATTGATTGGATGATCTTTTTGATTAAAAAATTATCCTCAACCTGTTGATATAGAAAGATTACGGAGTTAATGGAGGATAATTTCTATATATATATAGATATTTAAATAGTATATAGATATTTATATATATATAAGTAAGCTGTTTTATCCTCCTTTTTCCTCCAACCGTTGTCTAGCAACAAGAATATCCTCCGAGTTACCCTCCGGGGCGGTCCGGTGGATAAGCCACCCTCCGGAGGCAGTCAAGGCCGACCAAGCAAAACCCACCATTCTTTTGCACAATCTCAAAACCTGGGCTAAAATACTCATACACCCACACTTAAAGGAATCAGTTATGACTACTACTACAGCTTCAACAATTCAACAGCAGCCCTGCCAGCCACCAATTCCTCCAAACAAACTGGACAATTACGGCCTTACCCTTCTTCTGCTGTTTTTCGCATTTATGTTCTTTGGCGCTTATAAGCTTGAAACTAAACAGCGCTATTACCGTTAAAACCCACATTCTCACATTTAAATTTAAAGTTTTATTTCCCAGATTCCGATAAGACTATTGTAACCAAGAGAGATACACTCTCTAAACCAAAACCAAGGAGGTTCTCATGACAGCACTATCCGCAAACTTGAATCCAGTCGCAAACATCCTGCGCATGCTTCTAGAGTCAGCCAACTTTGACCTTCAAAACGCAGCGGACGACGCAACAATGGGCGGCGACTCTCGATATAAAAGCTGTATCGCTTCAGAGCTTGAAGACGACGACTATAACAGCCGCGGAAACATTGCAGCTGAAGACTTTAAGCAAATATTGCGCAGCAACAACTTAAACATTGACGAAATTGATGAGGCTTTCGAAGAAGAGAATCGCGCGATGCTCAAAAGTATTGAGTTTTCAGCGGCTTACTACACAATGCAAAGCCGCATATATGGCGTTGACAGCTACTTTGATACTAAAGAATGGCATGCACTCATACAGCACGGCGATGCCCACAAGCTATATGAGCGTGATTACAGCGTAGAAGAAACAATTGGGCTACTGCTGGGCTACGGAGCTTCACACGACCTCATCGACGTTCTTGAGCATCTGTGCGGTGCTGACGAGATTGAAGAGTGTATGGCTATGTGTGAAGAAGGCTGAATTCTGGCTAATCCTGGGCAGGCTAAGGATGACCTCCTAGGATCGCAAATCTCAACGCTGTTGCATTTCTACTACTTAACCTATACCAACATGAGGCTCTAAAATGACACGAAAAATATGTGACCTAAACGACACGGACTACAGATGCATAGAGATCCCAGTCCGGGTAATTGAAGTTTCAACAAAGAATGGTTCTGAGCGATTTGTTGCGACTTGTCCAAACCCAGCTTTCATTGCTCGGCTCAGAAAGATCGACAAGAGCTTGATTCACAACATTATGTATCAGGATATACAGATAACTACAGTTGCTACTTTCGGCTTTGAAGAAGAGGCTAAGCGATTCTTATCTGGCAAAAAGCCCCTCTTAGAAGACTTTGAAGGTGACGAGGATTGCGAGAACCCTGCTCTGTCTAGTCGCTCAGGCAAGGCAGTCAGGGAATTGTCATCTGGCAAGGCTTTCAGATCTTTAGCTAAAGCTTGTGCGTATTTTAGGTTGCCGCTGAGGGCTTTGCAGGCAGCGTTGAAAGTGAATGGGCGAATCCGCGATTTGAAGTTTGAGAAGATTTAGATAGCGTCGTGAAACGCGACGCCGTCAACCAATTCTCTCTCAACAACTAGACGGCGTGGCGATTTATACCAGCCGTCAAAACATTGAGCTTCAGCATGTTTACGATGGGGTGACTATCGCTCACCCCACTTTGACACTCCGGCGATACACCGCTATATTCAACACATCTCCTATAGAAATTGAGAGGGCTTGGCTAACGCTGAGCCTTCTTTTTTTTGTCTAAATTTCAACATTCTACAAAAAGGGCTTAAAATTAACATATAAACAAATTTGAAGGAATTTCAAGATGATTTATTCAGCGTTCAGAGTTCTCTACTTGCATCACCAGGCATGCCCCACGAGTGTCTTAAAGGCCCTTTCTACGCGTTTAAAGCGTAAGCATGGACTTACACCCTTCCAGATTTTTGCATTAGAACGGGCGATATGGGATTCGCAGCTGCTTTTCACATTCAAAAGCAAAAGTTTATCTTCGCCAACCTACGAAAAAGCCCTCCAAACCGCTCTCGCTCATATAGAAGAGCGATTCGCAGAACACTTCGCTAAAGTTCACAGAACAGAAGTTTCTAAGGTTTCTTAAATTCAGTGGCAAAATGGTTATAGGAACGTTAAAGTAACAAAGTGAACAATTTAGTTCACAAACGACTAAAGGATTCTCAAGATGTCTAAAGAATTAGAGTTAATGGCAATTGAAGCTTCAGAACTTACACTTAGCCCAACAGGCGCTTTACTAAGCCGTGGTATACCTGTGCCGCTGCAAACAAGCGACACCTACGTCAGAATCGCGGCTAAGTATTCAGCCACAGGACCTACAAAGCAATTTCTACTTCACAGAATCGTGGCTAGGCTTACACCGCACCTGGCTGCTGAGATGCTAAAGCGTGATATTGCAGGTGAAACTTATCATGTAGACCACGTAGATGAAAACAAGAGAAATAATCGACCATCCAACTTGCAAGTGCTAAGTCCGAAAGAGAATGCTGCTAAAGCTAATAAATTAGTGGCTCGTAACAAGACTTTTACGTTCAAAGGCGACTACACTGCGATTACAACGCTTTACAACGAGGGCTATACTCAAGTTGAGATCGCCAACATGCTCAACTGCTCACAGGCGGCTATCAGTAAAGCTCTAAAAGATGGTGTTCAATACCGTCAAAACTTGAAGAATCGTAACGAGTTTATCAGAGCAACTATGTCAGAAGGTAAAAAATCTGCAAGAGAACTAGCAAAAGAGGTTGGTTTAGATGTAACTGGGATCTACAGAATCCTCAGGACGTTCAACCAAACCGCCTGAACATAGCACTCTGAGCGAGTTTCACGTAAAACGCAAAAAGCCTTACCATCAAGCTCTTGTGGCTCAATGGTAAGGCTTTCTCATTCCTGCTGCTCTAAGCGTTCACAGTTTAAGGTTTAAATACTCTCACCCCAACAGGGCGGTCACTTAAATGGCACCATCCTGGCGAATAATCAGGATCTTCAAGCCACAGCTCGCATATAGCTAATACAGAGTTTTCCCCATGCTTTTTCCAATCAGCCTTCAACCACTGCCCTACATGATTACCCGCATCAGCAATATCAACCGCTTTCCCCAAGCAATGCGCTGACTTACCACTTCCACCAATCCGTTTATTGTGCTCAACACTGCGGTAACCGCTTGTAACTACTATGCTATTCAGCTTCTTACCTTCCAAATCCCACAAGCCATCTACGATATTAAGCAGCCTATTCACTTTAGGCAGCAATTCCTGGACGTTAGCAGTGACATTGCTGTCCAAATCCTCAGGTTTATACTGCCCACGCAAGAAATTATAAAAAGTAATAAAAGTCTTAAGAGACTCAACACGTTGGCCATTGAGCCCTGGTAGTCCAACTATCATTAATTTGAACCTTTAACAATTTCCTTAACTAATTCAACAAACTCGTTATCGACATTGCTATCTGTTTTATTAGCTAATATCTCAGCGGTTTTAAGAAGCAGCGACTGTAATACTTTGCTGCCGAGAAACTTTAATACGAAAGACATCATTTCGAATCCTTTTTAGATTTTTGAAATTTATTAAACTCTTCACGATACTTATCACTATCTACATCTACCACACTTGCAGCCGCACCACCCAGCTTCTTCAAAGCTTCAACATAAGCTCCATCGGCTAGCAAGGATTGATGTAAGTCTTTCACTCCTTGCTCACCTAACCGCTTGTAAACACTGGTAAAAGCAGCACTGTAAGCACTACCAGCGGCATCAAGGACTTTAACGTATGTGCTGGGGTTTACAATCGGCGTGAGCAGGATGTTTACTTCAGCGGGTAAGTAAGTCCACGCAGCCAGGTTACTGACAACGCCCGAATCTTTGCCTTCTACAGCTTTATCAAACACGCTCTTTGAAGCTTCTTTGATATTACGACTATCTCCTTTTATAAAAGTCTTTTGAATATCTTTAATAGCATTTTTCATACCTGGATTGTTTGGCATAACAGCATCGACACTTTGATTCCACTTTTTTAAACCCACATCGGCTATATTCAACAGCTCTTGCGCTCTTGTTAAATCACCGGCCTTTTCAGCCTTAGCAGCTTCTTTGAGAGCAAGTTGGTAGAGTTGCTGCATTTTCGTCAGTGTTTTGTTAATCGCCGGCTTATCGATAGCTCTTCGCGCAGCACCATCCTGGACTACTTTAGCGCTATCCGGTGCTACAGCTTTCAATGCAGCATCACTTGCGCGACCCAGGCCTGGGCTACCAGTGCCCGGAAATGGATTAAAGTGTTGCAAATACTCGTCAGCTTTTTCAAGTCCGCGCTGCATAATATTACCAGTGTAGTCATCTGCGACTCTGAAAGCTTCTTTAGCCTTCTCACCCATCGCACCAACAGCATCTCTGACAGCCTTGCCAGCAGGGCTTTTCGCAGCTATCTCACCAGCTTTGCCTAGTGCAGCAGCAGTTCCAGCACTTAAAGCAGCGTCAATACCCATCTGTGTAGCTATATCAGCGTTCAGTTCGCCTTTCTTTTCAGTCCTAAGAGCACCTCCAGCAGCTGCCAATGCTGCAGCGCCTTTAATGCCAGCACCTCCAATGCCTGTGCCCAATAGAGCCATTGTGCCAGTAATGTCACCAGCCATGAAGGTTTTAGGATTAGCTTCCTGAGCATCTTTCAGCCAATTCTCAACTTTAGATTGAAGCTCACCAACCCGTTCAGTGTAATCGGTCGACTTATTTACACCAAAGAGTTTCTCAAGAGCAGCTCCACCTAATCCAATCGCCTCGTCTACACCACCAGCGGTGACGCCCTGCAGTGCTCCTGCTACAGCACTGTTTAATTTGGATCCAAATGTAGTATCTGGCTTTTGAAATTCGTCAAAACTAATCTCTTCAGTAGGAGCAAAGCTATCAAAACTAATCTCTTCAGGAGACATTGGTGCTATCGATGTCGTCTCAGTAGGCGCTGCAGGCATAAAGCTTAAAGAATCAGATTCTTTAAAGCTGTCGAAACTTATTTCATTTTCCATAAATTATTCTTTCTTTTTAGGACGACGCGATTGAACTAAATTGCCGCTCTTATCCACCACGTCAAACGTGCCGTCACTATACTCACGAGCTTGTCTACCAGCACTATCTGGCTGGCTGGTGCTTACAACGGCCTCTACTTCTGCCACTGGAGCTGCACCACCTGTGATAGCGCCTACTGGCGCGGCATTAGGGTTGGCTAAACGTTGCTTAACGCTTGGCACTAAGCTTCCAATGCCAGCCCCGCTCAACACGCTTGCTCCTGCGCCTTCACCGAAACGCTGCTCACCACGATTGTAATACTCAGTTGCAAGTTCGTTTACAACCTGACCACGGGCATTAGTAGAATTACGCACAGCTTTAAACAAGCGCTCAGCTGTAGCAGGATCAGCTGGCTTACGACCAGCTACAAGCTCGCGTATGCGGTTGTATAAGCCGCCCTTATCGAGACCCTCTTCGCTAGCAAAGATAGCAAAGTCCGAGTCTGTTACCATGCCTTCGTTCAGGGCTTTTGCGGACATTTGAACAACTGTATCCGCATCCTTGGGATCTTTAAGTTTTCCATCCGGGGTGAAGAACGACTTCACGGCTTCAGTAGTGCCAACCAGCCCTGAATATTTCTTCACAGAATCACGGCCAGCTAAGTCATTCGTCAAATCGTCAATCTTAGAAAGATCTTGCTGTGTCTTTTTGGTTACAGTAGATACATTACTTGTCAGCAAACTTTCAAAAGCCTTGCGATCTTCAGCTTTCTGCTTTTCGTTCATTGCACGCAATTGATCAATCTTCAAAACTTGTTTGTTGCTAGCATTTTGAGTAGCAGCAACATCGAGCAAACTGTTCACTTGCTCACGGGCTGCAACCCGACGAGCGTTTAATCGTGTAAGCTCTTGATTTACCATATTATTCTTCTCAAGAGCACCAAGCTTGGACTTCTCAATCAGGTCTAATCGTTTCTTCGTTTCATCAGCATACTGCTGATAATCTTTATCAATTGCGTCACTAATGATATCCGCAGCAGCATTACCCTTGCCGTTCATGGCACCGATAGCACCCAGGGCTAAAGAGATTGCACCAAGGATAGTGCCAGCCGTGCCTTTACGAGCCCAAAAGCCCTCGTAGCTCTTACCTGATTCTTCTTTAATAGCCTTGTCATAATTATCTAAAGCAACTTTAAGAGCCGCATCGCCTGCTTGGCTGACTCGGTCGTAATCTGCTTGGAACTTCTTGTCAGCTTCATTTAGCTCTTTTTTGGCACCCAGCACTTCATTTTGAAGAAACTTGGTATCTTCAATTACTTCGCCGACTTGAGCTTCTGTGAGATTGTCACTTGCACTTTCACTTGCGGCTAAAGCTTTCTTATAACCAACCGTCGGCACTTTATAAGTAGTAGTAGTTTCACTTACACTAAGATCTCTTGGCACGAATGGTGCAACTGGGGCTACTGGAGCTGCAACAGGGCTAGGAGTGATTGAGCTTGGGGTTATAGGGGTGGCAGTAGCATCCACAACGGGTAAAGCTGTAGGTGCGGTAACAGGCGCTATTGGTGCAACACCCTGTTCAAATCCGCTAGCAGCGGCGCCGGCGGCTGGTGATACGATGGGTGATTGTTGTGCAGCTTTAGCATCGCGATCTAGCTGGGTTTCAATCTTAAAGCTTTCGCTTGGTAATCTTCCAGAGTAACTTGGCATATATATCCTCTTAAGTGGATGGCCTACATAGGCCTAGAATCGACTTTAAATAGTTTGGAATAGGAAGGTGAGGGTCAGAAACGATCAGAAACCGTCCTGACCCCACCACAGCACTTTAGGAGCCTTTAACGGCTGTAGCACCGGCTTGACTAAGTCCGCTGATAAGTCCAATTTGACGCTGACGAGCAGCCTCATCGGATGCAACGTAGGCTTTAGCTATATCGCCTTTTTGGCCCAGGAACGAAAGTTGGGTTGACCACCAGGCGGCAATCGCAGCATCGTCCAGGCCCTGCTGCTTCAGTTTAGACTCAATGTTAAACTGCTGAATTTGGTCGCCGCGTAAAGCATCGAACTTAGCTACGTCGAGATCAACGCCCTGGTTTGCCAGGTCAGCTTTAAGAATTCGATCCGCATCGCTAATACGAGCATCAAGGTTCGCTAGTTCGGTTTGGACTAGAGCATCATATTCAGCCAACGCTGCAGCATTACCGCTCATCGCGTTTGCTTTTAATACTTCAAAGTCCACGCCTTGGTTGGCCAAGTCAGCCCGCAGCTTATTTTCAGCACTTGCCACCGCAGCTTTAAACTCCAGATCGCTCGCAGATAAATCCCCAGCTCTCAAGTTTGTAAGCACACCGGCTAAAGTGTTTTGAGATTCTTTTATGTCAATCGCTTTTTGAGCAGCAATGTCAGCAGCGCCTTTTTGGCCAAGTTCAGCTAAGCCTACTGCGGCCTGACGTTGAGCCAAGCCCACGTTGCCGCCACGCGCAGCACTAGCTAAAGCGATTTGTTGACCACGTGCAGTTTCCTGCTCTTGACGTAGTTTCTGCACCGCACCTGAGTCTTGCGCACCTGATGCCTGTTGCTGAAGCACACCAGCTAGTTGGAGTAGTTGGGCTCTACTTGCAGCCTGATCAACCAGATTCACGCCAATCGGTGCTGTAGACACATTAGATATGCCAGCCCTATCGATGTTGGTCACTGCAGGCCCTGTTGCAGGTGCATTCGCAGCAGTGACTCCCTGTGCACTTACTGGTGCAGGCTTAGTGATACCTCCTGGCATTGCCATGACCGGTGCTTCACGCTGACCAGGCTTGGCCTTCAAGAACTCTTCATACGCAGTCATTAGCATCGTGTCGAATTCGCTAAGAGGCGCTGTATCGGTATCACCGGTTGCCTTCTTAAACGGACGAGCTAGCTCATCTGTGATCCCAAGCGGATCGGCCAGAGGCTTAAACGCTTTCTTCGCTTTATCGACTAAAGCGCCACCATTGTAACCCATATTATAAATCCTTCAAATTTTAAGAGTTTGGAATAACATGTGAAGCTTTAATCTGCCAGTTTCCTTCTTTAGCACCCACGATAAGGCTAAGTAAATTAAGGCTAAAGCCACCGCTTGGAGTGTTTGTAGGAAACAGGTCATCAATCTTAAACTTCACCGACTGCACCTTCTGGGCGCGCGGCGAGAATTTAAATTGGTATAAACCCCCATCACCACCGAATGTGCCAAGTCCAAAGACTTCACCAGATCCAAAGAGGTCATCGAAGCCAAAATCATCAGTGTTCACGTAGAACGTCTCAGCTACGGCTGTGCTGTAGTTGTTGCTTATACGCACACGTAAACGATGAGCGCCGACATAGTCACCCAGCAACATGAACGTATACAAACGACTAATGCCTTGTGGACCTACAAAGTTCAACCAGCCCGTTTCGATGCTAGTGCTAATAGTAGCTCCATTGTCCGCATAGCTCTCAGTGTTCTCTACATATACTTCCCCATTGGATTTAGCAAAGTAGAAATCACCATCCGCGATGACACAGCCCACGCTTTGCATATTTGTGAAAGTTGACCAGAAGCCAAAATACCAGTCGTATACAAGAGTCGTGCCAGTTGAGGTAGTAAACCGCACTTGATTCGCATCCGCAACTACACTTGCTCCGGTGACGTTATAGCTATTAAAGTCTTCAACAGCACTACCGATGTAGCTAACAGCTAAGCTTCGATCCAATAGGTAAATACCCTTATTAGACTTGAACATTAAACCGCTTGGAGTCTCAACTACGCTCTCAGGTTCTGGACAACCTACATCTGCAGCAATGCCTTGTGCTCTATAGTCGTAGTTCTGACCAAGCTCATTCGGTCCAGAACCCACCAGCGCCAAGATGTTGCTGTTTTTGAAGATAATTAGCTTGTCATCCAACGCTTTCAGAGCAGTGATTCCACCACCTGCATCATCAACTTTGAATGAGAAGTTATCCGAGGTAAATCCAGGGGTTAGACCACTTACAACCTCTTTTGAGAACCAGAGAGTTGAGCTACCATCCGCAACCCACAAACGACCTCCAAAGGTTGCTACAGACTTTGCTGCACCGATAGGTAGATTCTCCAATACTCCACCGACCGTGTAAGCGATCTGACGATTCGTAATAGAAGCATCAGCTAAAGTATCGCTGAACGTTACAGTATCTGCTGTAGTGCTATTCAGAACCGGGCTGGTATCAGAGCTGACTTTGTAGAAGATGGTTGAACCACCAGCTACAGTCCGATACACAGCCAAGCTTACATAGCTACGAGCAGTAAACCTGATTGTTGGAATAGTGACTGTTACAGCCCTTGGTCCACCACTTACCGTATGGCTATATGGCACGCTTTGTGCAGACCTTACCAAATTACCATTGTTGTCATAGCTTTCAGCAATGATTACGTATAGGTAAGTGCCAGTTGCTACACTTCCTGCTCCAGCATCAGCTGCACTTGCTATTTCAGGATACAAGTGAAAGCCATCTTCTACCACCGTAGTGCCGTCATACGCTTTCAAGAATGCACCAGGAATGTAAAGCGTGTTGTTCAGGTTGACCGGTCGGCCAAGTGCAACATCCTCATAAGCAACTTTCAAAGCAGTGATACCTGTTGGTGCATAGAAAGCTGTAAGCCCGTCTTCACTTGCAGATATACGAACCTTCTCTTCAACCACACTTACAAAACCAGCTTCACCCACAACCACGTTAGCCAAGCTATTAACTTTACTTGTTTGTCCGTCAGCCACGCCACTTAAGAACCGTGCCTCAATACCACCAGACCTATTAACTAGAAACACCGTGTCCTGCAGGTCACTCACAGAGTCATAGCCTACAAAGCAGGCTGATGTAGTGTCGTGAGCGATGAAGGCTTTAGATAGCAGACTACCGCCACGTTGAACGATGTCAGACGCTGCAATAGCTGCATTAGCTGATATATCGATGGTAGCTGCCTCAACACGGTTGTTACTAGCTGCTGACGCGTCAAACTCCCACCAAACATCCACGTAAGGCGTAGATCCAGATAGGTAGTTAATCAACGTAACGTTACGCACAGCAGTCTCAGGATCGACTTGGATATCGGTTTTGTAAGTTGTGAAGTCAGCATAAAACGCCATATGCCTTACGCCATCTACAGAATTACTCCAAGCCACGTGATATACAGCCGATTGTGAGTAGTCATCACCCTTTAGAACCGCAATAGCCTGGTCAGGATCTTCAGCGCTAACTGTAAGCACATCAGGTAGCCCATCTGATGTTGTTGCCACAAGTAGGCTCTGTAGCACGTAACAAACAAGTAAGTCGCTGCCCGTGTTGCGATACGCGAGAAACAAGTGCTCATTGGCTGTGCACACATCGTAGTAAGGAGTTGAAGTGTTGATGTCGCTAATAGTGTTGACAGCAGATGAAAAGCCGCCGTCAGGGCTTAAAACACTTATCCTGCGTGACTTTAAGTAGTTGCCAGTTGAGTCGAAGTAGAAGACGACTAAATAGTTGCCAACCGCAACACATTTCGGACGACTACCAGTTGCGCTCATACGCTGGTTACGCACTACAGTATTACCAGCTTCATTTACTACTTTAGCCCACACACCGCCACTGCTATCCTCATAAGCGTGTAAGTATAAACCCTGATTATATGCAACGTCCGGCACAGATTGTGCATACGTGTTGCTGACAATGCGCTCAAGAGCTCCGCTAATACTAAAGCAATCACCCTTGTCGATCCACTTTTCGCTTGCTGGGTCGTAGCTGTAGAGTGATTTGGCCGATAGTGCTACTAGTTCAGATCCTTTCGCTCCAAGCTGCAATAAAGTATCGTCAATGTCTGTGAGCTTGTCGTAGCCAAAGCGTTTCTTTACTTCGCCGGCCTTCGTTACATAGCCGTTTTCGAGTTTGCTGAGCTCTGCTGTAAGTAATTTGCTGGAAGTTTTCTGATTAATGCCAACTGCCAAAGGCACCTGGACTCTACTTTTATTTAAAGCCATACTGTAATATCCTCTGTAATATGCACTATGAGCGGGTTTGGAGTTTTTATAAGAAAGCCCCACCATCAAGTTGTTGATACTCAATGATGAGGCTCTGTGAATAGCACTGCTCTAGGGGTTAATCGTTTAGTAGGCGATAGCTATATTCCATGCTGCCTGTGTATGCATTAGACGCTGTGCCAGATCCGATAAATGTAACAGTTTTGGCACCGTTTGTGCTTAGAACCTGCCCAACCCAAGCCACTAAACTAGATCCCCTCATGCTCATGGTGCCAGCAGCCCTGTTCACACTATTAAAGTTGCTAGCTCTACTTGTTGGAATCGTGAAAGTGCCTGTCAGCAAGCCTGTGCCGTCCAGTGTGCCGCCAAAGTTCACTGTAACAAACACTGTATCGCCAACACGCATATAGTGACTGCTAGTTGGCACGCAAGTTGAAGTGCCGCCCGACGATGTAAAAGTCGGTAAAGAGCTGCCGCTTTCAATTGTGCCAGCAGGATTTGCACTGAAGGTGGTTACGCCAGTGAAAGCTGAAGTGCCTGTTACAGCTAACGTGCCGGACAGTGTTGTTGCACCACCACCGCTTACAGTAAGAGTGCCTTCGCCCAATAGGTTGCCACGCACAGTTGTCGTCGTGTCGGTGACACGGATACGTTCAGATGAACCAGTTGTAATGCTCAGTTGGTTGCCACCACTACGGCCAATGCCGTTAGTAGGCAATGCTGCTGTAGAACCGAAGTTCAGTGAGCCGGACAAGCTGTGAGCTACTGAATCGTGCGTGCCGTTACCAATTGAGATTACGCCTGTCGCTGCGACTACGTTTATGAGGCTTAGCGGGGTTGTGCCTCCGTCAGCTGTGTAGTATATGCGTGCGTTTGATGCGGTGGCTAAAGCACCTAAGCCAGATGGGCTTGAGCCATTCCTGTAAACACCCCAGCCAGTTACATCTGCACTTGAGTTCTGAGCTAAAAGCTTTGGAGCTGTATAAGAACCAGCAGAGTTTGCAAAGTCAATTGTTGCTGCAGCTGCTATACCTACGCTTGTCGCTCCAACATTCACAATAGCGTTGGCATTATTGTATAAACTTAAAACTGTGCTAGTGCTTTTGCCAATGCCGTAAGTAATGCCAGTGCTATACGTGTTGCTAAACGTCAAGGCACCAAGGATTGTATGAGCACGCGTGTTGCTGCTTATACCAAAAGTGTGTGTGCCGTAAGTTAGGTCGATCAGCTGTGCAGAGTTATATGTAGATTGGTCTACAGATACATACTTAGCGTAAGTAGGACCGCTACTAGTAATCAGAGCATCAGCTACACCTGCAGGATTCGTGCCAGCTCCGTTATTACCAAGAAAGCCTGTGAAGAAACTGTCACCCACATCGCCGTTGTTGATTTCTAGACGCGGAGCAGTTGCTGATGTGCCTGATCCACCTGCTGTAGTTAACGCCAAGTCTGAACTTAGTGTCATGTCAGCGCTGAATGTAGTAGCAAGTGGCACAGTATTTGAATAACTCAGGTTGCCTGAACCATCGATTTGCATAAATGACTGTGAAGCCGGTAAAGCTGCAGCTAATATGAAACTGTGACTAGTAATTGTGCCACTTGGAGGGCTAATCGTAATCGTGCCACTGCCACTAGAATCGTCTAGAAGCTTGAGTTGATACGCTGATATAGGTGCAGCAATGCCTGTGTCTTGCAAAAAACTATAAACTTTAGTTGAACTGGAATAAGGCACGCTTTCAGTGCCTGTGCCAAAGTCACCGCTGAAACCGCCACCAGGCGCTGTGATGTTTACGTTACCACCATCAGTAATCTTTACAGCATTACCTGCAGAGTCACGATAGTAAAGTTCGCCGTTGTAGCTGTATAGTTGACGTAAGTCTGATCCACCAACAGGTTGAGATCCTAAACTTGTAAGCCTTACACCACCTACACTTGTTGCCAAGAAGTCAGCGAAACTCAAGTTGGCGTTGATGTTCAGGCCTGATGGAGTGATCCTTGGGCCTTTACCGGAGCTGTGATCGTGGTTATCGATCGTTTCAAGTGCATCAACAAGCATGTTGGCGTATTGGGGTCCTGTCGTTACCTCTGGGATGGGTAAGTCCAGGTTCATATTTGGAGTAGTTGACATTTATATTCCTATTTAAAAGAAGATGAAAGAAACTGTAGCATTTCCAGAGGATGTAAGTGCCACTGATTCGCTTGCGAACGATCCTGACCTGTATACAGTCACCGCAGCGTTGATGTCTGTAACTATGTAGCCAATCGGCTTACGACCGAGTTTGTGGTTTACAACGTTAGAGCCAGTCGAAAGCTCAACACCTTCAACGTAGCTCACATCACCGGTCAAAGGGCTGAGCTGTATAAAGTCCACAGCTTCAATGATATTACTTTGAATACGCTGCAGGTCTTTGGTCTGAGGGTTAAGGATTAGAGGTATTCGTCGCTTGGACATTACCACCTCCAACCATTACGTGAACTGATGCTGCGTGAGCGGGTGATAGTCTGAGGTTTAGCGGCATCACGATTAGCAGACATGGCCTCCAAGCGTTTGCGCATATCATCCTTTGCAAGCTGCAATGGGCGTATGTCTTCTTCGGCCGACTGTTTAATCTTAATTGAAGCATCTATAACGATATATTCCTCAAAGCCAGATATCACGTCAATCACGTCAGAATCGTTTACAAGTGGAGTTCTCACAGGATAATACCAGACTTGGTAATTACCTGCAGCCTGGTCAGTGGGCGTGAGCTTGATAGTATTGCCCTGGAGTCGGTAACGAACCGGTGAGTCGCTCCAATCGTTACGATAGCTGGCCAAGTTCTTTCTATTGCGCTCGTTAAAGTTGTATCGCTCTACGTCAGTGTAGTCACCACTGCCATTGTCGTAATCTAAGCCACGTAGCTTATAAAAGTCTGATGGCAATGGAATAGAGCTTGCATTAGTAGCCACTGTAGCAGGTGAACTCGTTAAGTAATAATCTTCAAAAGTCTTGATCATTATGTCATATAGCTCTGCCCAGGATTGGTCGATAAAGGGCAGTAGCTCAGAATCTTCAATGAAATTAACGTCTTTTTGATCGGCCATGACGCGGACACGATCTCGGATGTCTGATAGCGTAACCGGCATGTTTAAGCCTTTCTAAATATTAGTCTTCTTCAGATTCTTCAGGCATCATTTCACATACAGCGAGAAAGTCTTTAAGAGCTTTAGCAAACATCTCAGGATCATTCTTGTCAATCGCCTTGAGGATCTTCTTACTTACAATTACTAAGCCCTCGTTGTAGTCCATCTCTTCACTTGGGCTTTCCATCTCTTGTTCAGATGACTTAGGACCCATTTTGTCAACTACACTGATTACGAGAGCATCTTTATTCATTTTCATCTTTTGACCTTTCAAAGTCTAAATTTGGTAGATACGAAAATGCGCCAGGACCGTCTAAATGCTCTTAGAGCTGTTTAAAGCGATTCTGACGCGTTTGGAGGTGTTTTGATATGTAGGTATAGGAGCACCGCTAATATCGCAACAGCGTTTAATTGTGCGATACGTGTTTATACTAAGAGAGCTTTAAACTACAGGAAGTGATGTATTCTGCAGCGCGAACATGAAGTTGACTACAGTTACAGCAGCCGGCTCGGTTGGTGTTGCACCAGCGTTGATGTTTAATACAACAGTGCCAGCTGAGTTTACGTCGATGCTTTTCACTTGAGCAACCAGGTCAACAGCAGTAGCAGCCTGGACAGTTGCAACAGCAGATACCATCGATGAGTATTTATCTGCAAGAGTAATTGTGTAAACGCCCGTGTTGGATTTTGCTACTGAGTAGCCGAGCCCTGAGACTTTAGTAGCTGCGCCACCGGATGCTGCGATACTAAACGAGCCAGCAATAATCTTTACTTCTGGATTAAGAGCTTGTAACGGATTAAAGTTTCTAGAAGCCATTTGGATAACCTTTCAATTAAGTTGAATTAAGACAAAAAGAAAGCCCAGGGCAAGCGCAGCAAAGGCGCCTACGCTGGGCTCTAAAGAGAATTAAGCAGGAACTGCAAGCTTGCAACGACCTGAACGTGCAGGTGCGCGGCAACCAAGTTGCAAGTAGCTGTAGAAGCGGATCATGATGCTATCTTCGCCGCTTACGCGCTCATACAACAGACCGTCTTTTTCATCTACGTTGATCAATGGACCAGCAGAAGCAAGAACCCAGTCTTTCAACGTGAGGATCATCGCCTGGTCGGTTGGGCAGCTTGCGTCAGGAACTACGTTCAACTTGCCACCGCTGTATTTGATGATAAGCGATTCGATACCAATTTCGCCGACCATGACGTTCTCATAACGGACGCCCTTGGCCATGTAGTCTTTTTCCAGAGCTGCGAATTGCTCAAACGAGCAGAAAACGGTGTCTGGGTTATGACCATAACGAGCAATGCGGTTAGCAGTGTCGATGATCGCTTCGCTGACCGACTTAGTGCTTTGGTCGATGTAAGTTCCAGCCAAGCGTTGCTTGTCAGAAGTTCTATCAACTCCGTAAAACTCTGTAGCAGTGACGGTTGTTGGAATCCAAGCTTGCATACCTTTCAAGCTTACGTTGTAATCGCCTCGTGGAACAAGCTCATCACTAGCAACAATCGTGCCGTTGCTGGTATATTCACCGGCAAGAGTGAAAGTAAGTGCGTCACGGTCAACGTTGGTAACTTGCAGCTCGTATACGCCAGTATCAAATAGCTTACGAGTAGCTGAGCTGTTGTAAAGGCCGATCCACTGACCGACTTCGATATTAAGAATATCCCAAGCATTCTTAACGGTCAGAACTGGACTTACTTGCTCAGTAGGCTCAGCCAAGACTTGACCGATAGAGCCGTTGAAAGCGCCGCGGAACATTTTCACGCTAATAGCACGAGAGATGGCATGGATGCCGCCTTGGATTTCAGCTTCAGCAACAGGCATAAACGCGCCAGCGTCGCTTTGTGAAGCAATCATCACTTCGCCGTCGATTACTGCGCTTGCGAATTCTTTCGAGCGGAGTAGGTAGAAAGCTGTATAAGCACCGTTATTGCCAGTGCCAGCTGTTGAAAAAGCATTAGCAGCGGTGGACGAACGAGCGCCGGTGACGCCGTATTGGATTGGAAGGACGAAGTAACGACCACGAAAGGTCTCGTCCTTTGGAATCATTGCCATTGCTGGGTTTTTAGGAAACGCGATATCGGTGACGACTTCTTGAGTCGTGATGTCTTTGAGGATGTCGTTATAGAAACTATCAACTACAGTAGCCATTGGATAACCTTTTTTTTAATTGAATTTAATGGAAACATTTATTTACAGGTAACCGTTTTACTTACTTTCTTTTATCTTTAGCTTGCTTTTGCTGTTGAGCAATCCTCGCGTCAATTTTTGCCTGCGCTGCTATACGTGCTTCAGCTAAGTTTTTGGGTTTAGCTGTAGTTTGCAGTGCTGCACTAATGTCGCTTGTTAAGCTCTTTATCCCTGTCTTTGGGTCTTTAGCGCTTTCTTTAGAGCTATTAACGAGAACGTCTTGTTCAGGTCTTTGCTCTTGCTTAGACTTCTTCTTTGCAAGTTGCTGAGATACTGACAATGCCTGCTCTTCAAGTTCAGCTTCAAGTTTGTCTGCTGCCTCTTTAGGAGTAAGCAGCTTGCCACCGAACTTTTGATAATGAGCATTTATAATGTCAATCACAGCACTTTGCATATTTTGAGAATGAATTAGTGAGTAAGTATCTGTATCAGCAATGGCGTCATACACCATCTTTTGAAAACCTTCAACTAACTTAACCTCTTCTTCAACCTTACTTTTTTGGGCGGCGATTGCTTCAGCTTCTTCTTTAGCTCTTACTTTAGCTTCGAGCTTAGCTAGCTTAGCCTCAACTGAGTTGTCTGCCTCAGGTGCGGTTTGAGCTGCTACGTGAGCCATGAGCTGTTCGTAAGTTGTGCCAAGCTCAACCAGAGCGTCAAGAGGTGACTCTTTAGCTTTAGACTGGATAGCTTGTAAACGTTCAGCTTGAGCTTTAGTTTCTTTAGCTGCCTGCTTTTCAGCTCTTAAGCGCTTTTCTTGTTTAGCCAGCTTAGCGAACTTATCAGCCAAGTCTTCTTGTGGAATCTGAGGCGCTGGCGTCGATTCTGACGCGTCTAAAGTAACTTCTGGTGCTACGACATGTTCTTCAATCATCGAAAACCTTTCTAAATTTCAACTTACTTAAGTTATGCAATGGGCAATAGATCAGACACAGGTGCTGCCATAGGTTGTGCCATTGGAGCTATCTGCTCTTGAGGGCTTTGGGCGGATTTAGCAAACTCTATTAAGCGGTTACAGTCGTCCTGATAACGTAACAGCAACTCAATTCGGTCTTCAGGCATATCGTCGATTTGAGCACGTAACTGAGCATCTTGTGCCATCTTAAATGACTGTTCAAGATTCTGACTAGGCTCGGGTGGAATGTAGTTGCCTGTTTTAAGCATCTTGGTAATTTGCTTTTTCGTCAACTCAATACTTGCATTCACCATGCTGCGGAAAGCATCGATATCTGGAAAGCCAAGTAAGTCAATTGCCATATCCGGCTTAATCATTCCTGCTTGGATCATCTCGGTTACCGTAGCTAAACGTCCACCAGGAGAGTCTGGCAACAGGTTAGTTGGCCATACTTTGAGCTTTAAAGAGTCCATATTCGCTTTAGATTTCGCTAACTTAAAGCGCTTGATGCCCTGTGAGGCGCCAAGCTCAACGATTACCTTAGCTGAATCGATGGCAAACTGTTCCCACGCAAGAGCTACAGCGGCTTGACGGTCGTTCTGAATATCATTTACTTCACGTATAGCTACAGCAGCGTTTACACCCGGGGTTTTAGTGCCACCGATATAGCTTTGGGATAAACCGACTTGCTCAAAAGCCTTTTCAGTCAAGTAGCGTTGATATTGATACATCTCTGGGTTCTGCGCAGTAGCTGTATTAAAGCTGGGCACATCGCCATCGTGATTAATGATACTACCCACTTCAGCATTTATAAATTCAGCAACGATATTTGATGCATTTTTGATATAAACACGCGGCACAGCGCATAGCTCTTGCGACACGTTGATGACGTGAGTGACTCGATTGATATGAAACTGGTATGGTTGCAATATCTGGGCCACTGACACGCCGTAAAAGCCCAAGAGGTTCTCTTGATACTTAAAAAAGCTGAAAGGGAAAAAGTCATGTGGCCATGATTCTTCAGCTAAGACTTGGTTGGGTATGCTAATTACGTGTGTGTTGTTTAGCTTCCAGCTTTCAGTTACACGTATTACGTCAGATATACTAGCACTAGCTGAGCTGGGACTTGAAAAGCTTGGAGCTTGATTAATAGCTTTAGCCTGATCAGGATACAGCTTTAGTAAAGTAGCTCTCGGTGCATACTTTACTTGGTGCAGCTGGGTGATTTGGCCACTTGTAGCTTCAACCTGGTCAACCAAGAGTTCACTCACAAGCACGATTTCAGCTTGAATCGATTTGTTGTCTGGACTTGCTACAAACTTCAAGCAGCCCGTGTCAAATACGCATGCATGGCGGAATACTTGCCTTGCCTTTGTGTAAAAGTCAACATCATAGAATGTGGCTGCTACAGCATTGTTTAGCTCTTCAGCAAGTTGCTGCTCATCCCAGCTGCCGTCGTCCGTTAAGTAAGCAGGGCGGACTTTTACTTTAGCCACTTTAGCTGTCAAAGCGTCAATAGCTGAGCGAACTACATTCAGCTCATTGTTATTCATTTGTAGGCGTGGTGTCTGGATGGCAGAACCTAAGCCTGCAGTGTGGAAGTAGCTCCACAGCACGTTATCACCATACATCTCAGCGTTGCGCCGACGTTGCTGCTGGGTTGGCTTTAGCTGAGCCATGAGGTTATTTACACAAGCTTCAATACTTTGAGCTTTGTTGTCCGATTCCCACCAAATAAGTGAGTTTTTCATAATAATTCCTTTAGGTTACGGTGCCCAATAAGATTCTTCAACGGACCGTTCAGGCTGCTCTTGTTTGGCCTTCTTGGGCTGCTCACGTGGAACGCCAGAAACGGCACATTTAAAGCCTTCGTGCTCAATTGTGAAGGATGCTATTCCTTCTTTCTTGGCGATCTTTAACAGCTTTTCAAATAACTTGGCAGTGTCATCCATTTAATATCTCATCTTTCTTGTCCTGATTGTTGCGCGCTCGAACATCTCGTCTTCTAGGCTTTTGGGCGTTGGAGCAGGTTTAGCTCTATATGCTGCTGCCGATCGCCAAGCATATAGCATAGCGTCGCACAGGTCATTTGGAGCTGATTGGTTCTCAATACGATTACCTTTAGCCAAGGCTCTCTCATCCCAGACGAGTTCTTCACATTGCTTTATCAGGTCAGCGTTGTTGTCAGTAATGATGAGATGGTTCGTGTTGAAATCGTTATTCAAAAGCTCAATATGAACGTTTTTGTTAAGCTTTTCAGTGGGTTGAATCTTTAAGTTGTGACGCTGCTTTAAGTCTTCGAGAACTTGTTTAGAAGCAGGATCTGCAAACCATCTAATGCCCTCGTATTTGCTTTGAAAAGACTTCATCACTTCTGCTACTTCGTGAGCTAGCTTGTTTGATGCTGACCAGCTGTCGACTATGTAAAGAGTTTTGTCGTGTGGGTAAGATGCTGTAACAACTATTGAAGTAGCATCATTCCAACCCAAATCTAAGCCGGCTACGTAAGTTGGCATACTTCTTGTCTTGGGCAGATCAGCTAGTTGAATTACGTTCTTTTCAGTGATTTTGTAAACTGTCAAATCGTCTTGAATGACCCACTCGTTCAACATCATGCGTCGATACTTGGGTGTCTTCTCGACGTCTGGATTCATTTCCTTCATAATCCGCATACGCTCTTGCGTCTTCTCACGCATAAACGGGTTGTCCAGGGCAGTCCACTTGTGAACGGACCAACCCTTTTCAATGCCATTCACTACGTCGTAGTAAAAGCCGCGAGGTATATCTGACGTAGTTGAGATGAGGATTATTTGGCCTCTTAAGTCCATTGTTGCCGGCTCTAGTATCTCTAGCACTAGTTTCTTTAAGTCGATACCGTAAAACGCTGCTTCATCTACTACCACGCCTGAATACTTCTGACCGAGGAGTTTAGACATTTGTGAATCATCAGCATCAGCGCCGGCTAGGTATATCACACTGCCGTTGGGGAATGTGTAGCTAAGCTCACTAGCATTGAACTTAGCTTGTAAGTTGAACGTTTTGTTAATTACATGCAATACGTCTTTACCAATGATGCGCTTAGCTGATTCACGGGTAAGTCCGATATAGAGCACGCTTGCACCAGGATTATCCATCGCCAGCTTAGCAAGAATTAGGCCGGCACCGAAGGACTTACCTGCCCTTCTTGTGCATTGTGCTGCTTTGTATAAACTTGGGTCGAGGATAAAAGCGTTTTGAGGATCGAAACCCGGTGTGAGAAAGTCTGGAGTTTCAGGCTTTTGGCTTTTTTGAGCTATTAACGCTCGTATTTTTGCTTTCGTGCGGTTTGTCAGTTTCAATCTTTTTACTTTCTTCAATAAGTATTGCGGTCATGACGTTACTTACGTGAGTAAGTGTGAGCTGACTATTGCGCTTTATGTAAAGCCAAATGCCGTCGATCCAAATCTCACAATTCTGATCTGCAGTGATGTATGTATACGACACGGCGTTGATTTGAACTGGGTGTTGAAACACTGCTTTAGATAGTTTCATTACTTACCTCTGGCACAAAGAAGGGGTTTATGGAAATCTGGCTTGGAGTGAATCGGCCGAAGAGGTAATTAGTTTGCTTAGGGCTATTAGCCGCTTTATATAAGTCGGTCTGAATGCCATTTTTTCTAAAGTTGGCTTTTGTGTATGCGTATAGTATGCAGCCCTGGTTGACTAGCATATAGCCGAATACATTGTCAGGATCGCCGTGCTCATGCGCTGTATACACCCATGTGGCATCGTGTTCGAGCCATGGGGTAATGAGGTCAGCGGCTTTAGAGAAGTATGTATCGTTTGGAACGGACGTGAACACCCGGTGATTACGCTGTGAGCGCATCCAGGAGTTTAGTATAAAGTTATAAATAGCGGTAGGGCTTTGGATGGATATAGTATAGGGCTTGGTCATTTATTCAACTTTCTAAGAGTTTTTCTAGCTCATCAACACTGAGTTTCGTTAGGTTTAAGGACTTCTCTGTATCTCGTTCGTCTTTACGAACTGTTACTACCACTTTAATCACTTCAAGAACTTTGGTCAGATCGGCTTTTTCAAGCTGGATAGTTGGGTCTTTACCTTCTATCAACGCAATCTCTTTAGACAAGAGTGAAAGTGAGCGATCTAGTAAGTCTTGAGTTGGGTCAGTTGTTGCTTTAGGTTTACGTTTCTGTTTAGCCATCACTACGCTCACGCTTTGGCTGAGGGCGATACATGTAGTCTAAGCCATACAGTTCAAATACGTGCTGAGAACCTTTCTCATAGCACATGCGGATAGTCCATGGGCTCAGATTAAGTTGCTTAGCTGCTTTACGACGAGATACACCTTCGCAAAACAGAAACCAGATTTCCTGCTCTTGCGGTGTGAAGAAGTCAGTCCATAATATTTGAGCAGCTGCTTCGTAGAACTTGTTTGCTTCGTGCTGGTTTTTGGTCCATTTAGCTTTTACTGATTGAGCTTTCCTGCGCAGCTCAGATCTGAACTCACCGTAGTCCGGTTGGTATAACTCGATATCAGAGAATCCTGCTTCTTTAGCCTTGCCATACCACAGCTCCTGTAGGGCTAGTAGTGACTCAGGCGTGTGGTGTAGTTCGTCAGGCTTCTTAGCTATACGTGCGATTGGTGGATAACTCATATAAATCCTTACTTCTTTATAAATAATGAAATTAAGCTAAAGCTTCAGTGCCAAGTTCGTCACAAGCAATGAATATTGCTACATCATTCTTGCCTTCGAAGTTCAGTTGAATTGGTCCGAAACGTGCATGTAGGTCTCTTAAGAATCGAGTTGATAAGCGCTGGTCTTGTAGCACCATGTCAAGCTCAACTTTAATCTCGGCATTTAGTTCAGCCAATTTAGAACTGAACTCGTCGTGGTTGCCAGGTCGATACTCACCGTATAGCGCAACGCAGGTATCAAAGTTTAATTGAGCTTGTGTATCACCGCGAACCCACTCGGACTTTAGAACTGGAAAACCGGATGCTCTTTTGATCGTAACTTGCATAGTAGCTCACTTCATTGAGAGAGTTTTGAGGCATCAGGACTATCCGTATGCCTCACTAGTATTTTAGCCCATAATTTGATTAAAGGCCAAGAAACTTAAAAATTGGATCTTTTAATATCGCGAATGCACCGATTGCTACACTAACGAATATGCTAGCTTTTAGGTAGGCTTTATCGAGACGTTGAACTACTGCTTCAAGTAGCTCTGTGCGCTTCATATGCTCTAAGAGGCTTTGAGTGTTTAAAGCTAGGGTTTTGTCTAAAGCGGCTTGGGTAGAAACGAGCATGTCAATTTTCGAATCGAGTTTATCTAACTGCTGCTCTATACGATCGACACTGCGGCTTGCTGGTTCTTTGTGCACTTTGTCATTCCTTTTAAATAGTGATTTATACAACCGAGACACACATCATGGTCTCTAGCAGTGAATTCAGGAGGATAGGGCTTGGAGCAGCAAAGGCACGTAACTAAGTCTTCTTCTTTTGTCTTGAGCATAGCTACATACCTTTACTTACCTGATTAGACTGGATCGATGGATTGATTAGAGGCATCCTGCTCGCGTTTAAGCTCGCTTAGTATAGCGTAGGCACCCCTGATTCTTTCAATAGCTTGTTGGTCTTTTGATATTCGTTCAGACAGCTCCTGGAACGACTTCTCAAGATTAGCTAGCTTCTCATCTAAGTTCATAAAGTATCCTTTCTAAAAGTTTAGTTAAAAGAAATCCGTTTTCTTTCAGTTAAACAAATCTGATTTGTTTAGTCCTCGTTGGGGGTTTTACCAGTTTCTTGTTCACAAGTCAAGCACTTAGTCGCCGGTGAGTCGTCCTGCTTTTTCCTGAACAACTCATCAGCTTTTACTAGCATACAGTTGGCGCATTGTTTCATTGTAAGTCCTTAGAATGATTAAGATTTAAGATACGCTGGTATAACCCTGGCCGTGCCATTTACGTTAATTTCAATCCAAGTCACAGGTGTGGCCGGAGGTGCTGATGCGCCGCCTGCAGCGCCAACTGTGCTCTGAGTAGCGCCATTCCAACGGTGGACCTGCGTTGTGCCTTCTCCGAACGTTAGTGCTGTAGTGCTTGAGTCGATGGTCAAGGCATATTTACTGCTGGCCCACGTGCTGGAGGTTGTTACCGCCAAACCTATAGCAGGACTGGACGACGTGATTGCAAGCCAGCACATGCCACTGGAGCGTGGAATATCAGTCCTGCTGCTCAGTAAGCCATATGCTGCAATGTCGCCAGCGCTTGTGCTGCTGTTTACAATGCCGATGCGCGGTGCTGCAAACGAACCTGGGCCGTTGCCTAGTGTCACTGAGCCGGTTGTCAATGACAGCGCACCCGTCGTCATCGTCAGGTTGTTCATACCCGACAGGTTGTTGCTGCCGTCTATGATCAGCCCACTATTCAATAGGGTTTTGCCATCCGTCGTGCTGTATTTAGCTATAGCGTTTGCTGTGCTGCTAGCTGCGCCAATAGCTTTAGTGCCCAGCTGCGTCTGAATAGAACTAGTAGCACCGCTTAAGTAGCCAAGTTCAGTCGGCGTAACAGCAGAGCTTGTAAGCACTTTACTAGCATCCAGGTATGGCACAGTGCTTGCAGTAAGTGCGTCGTGTGTAACAGAACCGTAAAAGGTCGCTGCTTTGGTTGGGCCGATACGTAAAGCTTCAGCAAGTGTTTCACTGCCATCTGGGGTGACCCAAAAGCTAAGCCTGGTTGGCATATCATTGTCGCCTGGGATTCCATCTACAGCAGCACGTATAGATGCACCAAGTGAGTAGTCCACTCCGTTAAAGCCTGCGAAATTAAATCTGCCAAGGATATCACCGTTTTGGACAATAGTCGGTGAGGCTTCAGTGCCGCGACTACGAATTTGGACTATATTACCGCCGATTGCCGCACTATCACCGTGCCTGTGCAATGCTAGCTCGCTGTTGTCAGCGCCGTCTTCAGCTCCAAGCGCCAATACGCTTGTTTGCGCTACACCGTTTTGAGTAAAGCCAGTTGCAGTTGCGCCTGTGCCAATTCCAACACGTCCGTTTGCTGCGTCAAAAGCTAAAGTGCTTGCTGTTGCGAGTTGTCCGTTCGCATCAGTGTAAGCTATACGTGCTGCAGTTAAAGCAGCATTTTCGCTCATTACGCCAGCGCTTGTATTAGCTAGAAGTCGATATGCTGTGCCTGCTGCTAGTTTACTGCGTGCTATATCTGCGGTTGGGCTAATCTGCGAATTTTCAATACTGTCGGCTTCTGGAACGGCCGTATTAAATGGCCATGTTGTAGAACTCATACAAATTTATCCTTTTGCTGAAATTGTTGCTACGATATCTACATCGCCAGCTGTTGGGGTATATACCAAGCGGATCCAACTATACGGGTAAACACTCAGTGTAACTAAGAAGTCGCCTGAGGATCCAGATACAGCTGTTAAGCTTGGCGAGAAGGTCAGAGCTGACCACGTGCCTGTGCCATAAGCGGAGCTGTAGTTGTTACTAGCTTCAATAGCAAATGTTCCTGCTGTTGCTGCCGGGGTAAACGTAATAGTAGCGCCACTTGAGCCCTGATTTGTTAAGTTCACTGCTGTGCCAGCTACTGCTAAAGCCATTGAAGTAGCAAGTTTAAAGGTGTCAGCATCTATCTTGATTACATAGTAGTCTGTAGCTGAAAGAGGATTGGGTAAAGTAGCTGAACTTGATACGCCGACTTTAAGTCCAGTTTCAAAAGCATGTCCGGTTATAGTAATAGTATTAGCATCTACGTCAACAGCACTATCAACGCCGCCCGCCAATGGCGCTGCTGCAGCTGCAACTTGGACGTCACCTGCTGTGCCGCTGATTACGCACGAAATAAGAGCTGAAGCTGGTGCAGAGCCATCGATGGCAGCTTTAACTAGAGTAGCAGTGCTTACGCCGGTTTCGAGAGTTACAGTAATTACAGTGCCCACAACAGCAACAGAAAGTGCTACGCCGTCGACATAAGCAATTTCAATATCATCGCCATCAACACCGCGTGTCACAGCCGTATACGTAATATCTTGCACGATAAGTGAACTGGCTACACCACCAAGGGCAGTATCAGCATCGATTGTAGTGCCACCGGACCAGGCGATCTGGATGCCTGCTTGCTCGTATAAATGCATCAACACAGGTGAGCTTGTGCGTGGCTGTGCGTAGCTCTGGTCGCTGTTGAGGAGGAAAACCCCATCGATAAATCGTCCGTTCATTTGTAGCCTTTCAAATTAGGTGGCTAGTTGGTTCAAGAGGTGCGGTTTTGGGCGAAATCTTTGTTTAAACTTGAAACTTAGCTGTTGCCAGTGGCGTGGACTTTGGATTGAAGTTCTGTGGCTCTAATGGCTCTTGCTCTGTTGTATAGCTAGCTTGTAAGCGGTTTAGTATGTCCGGCGTCAGGCGCGGTGCATTCAATAGCATTGCTACTAAGCGTTGTCTGGCCAGGGGCATCGTAGTTGTCTGCGTCTGGTTCTTTGCTACCAGCGCCTGAGTAAGTCCTGCTACTGCAAAGTCGTATAAGTTGGGGTAGAACTGACGCAGGTTGTCGACATCACTGAATTGTAAGTCGTTTTTGTCAGCCCACTTAAATACCACTAGCGGATTTGTAAGCACTTCGTAAGCACGTAGAAACTTACTTTTTGCAAAACGGGGCGGAGGAATATCTCTAATGCCAAAGAGAGATTCGCTTTTAGAGGGCGGTAGGATTGAGCGTAAGTATTCAATATTGCTCAAGAGTTGAGATGTTTGCTCAGTTGTCAAATCGAGTTCTTGAAGTCTGTCCATGCCATCATAGGTCGTTAATGCTTGCTGTAACGTATTGTAATCATTATCATCTGCTTGAAACGTGTCAGACTTGGATGAAGAAGGTTGGAGAGGATCGTTTGATACCAATGCTTTGGCGTTAGATTGAAACTTTTCGAAGAACTTTGTCAATTCGTTGAAATCTGTCTCTTTAGATCTATTTGAAATGCGTAGAAGATAGCGATATTGTTGGGGATTTATCATTTGGTTGGCCTTTTTAAAGAAAAAGAAACCCCGATCAGGTGTGGTTGCCTGCGGGGTGAGGAGCGTGACGCTTCGATAGTGGGGATTTTGGGCGATCTAGTAATTAGCCATATGTCTTAACGAGTTCATCCAGCTCTACTAGCTCTGGTATTTTCCTAAGCATCGTAATTTGTTGAATTGGATTCAGTTGGCAGTATACAAAATACAGTGCGTCTTTAGCCGCCGGCGTGCACTTACTCACATCACCTAATACAATTACTTCAAAAGTTTTGTCAGTTTCTAAAGTATATAGAAAAGCTGGGATATTATGCCAACGGGCTTTAGAAGTTCCAAGCCGGGCGGCAATAGCTAGTTTTGAGTTTGTGACAACATCTTCGAACTTACAAGTTTGCTCGCCTGGTTGCTGATCTTCACGAAAATGATGAGACGTGAGGTTTACAGTAAGCGAATCACTATTTATAAAAGTTGACAAATCGAATACTTGGTCATCGCTGAGGATGAATGCATCACGGCCAGCGTTTGCGATATAAATCCAGCGTGCACTACCCCAGCTCCAACACTCACTGAGCACAGATACGCGTTTGTGAGCATTAAGAATGGTTTGCATGTGGGTTGCTTGCTGTTCATCCAGCTCTAAGCATAGTTCGGTGCGGTTTACTTCAAGTTTAGTTCCAAGTTTCGCCGCTAGTTGTTCAAGGCTAATTCTCGTCATTTCGTATCCTTTACGTTTAGGTTCATAGTTATTTTAGCCCAGGTTTCTGATTTATTCATTTTCTTTAATTAAAGCAAGAAGCGGGTTGGTTTTGTAAACTAAGTCTGCAGCGCGTGCTTGTGTTGCTTCTAGTTCACGCTCTAAAGCTCCAGTTACAAGCTCAGCTATGCTTGTGTTGTTCATTGCAGCTAATACTTTAAGCTGCGTGTGCAGATCTTTGCTAATCTTTACAGTAAGTTGTGAGAAATCGGATTTCTCTCGTTGCGTCTTTTCCATGTCAGTAGCTCCTAAGTGAGTGATATTATTTGGTAATAGTGGCTTGTTCAAGTTCTTGCATCTCAATCTCTTTAGCAGCACGTGTTGCGAGCCAAAGACTTCCAGTTACATATTTACGCTCAACTTGAGAGTTGTTGGAGTAGACGCGGTTGCTGGCGTCGATATTTTGACGGTCGGTCGTATACAGTATGCAAAGTTCTTTCGTATACTCATCAACTC